TGACGGTGGCACAAGTTACATTCGTGTTGCATCTGTTAATGCTACTGCAATTATTGTTGCATCTGCACCAGGCGTTGTAGTTGCTGGTGTTCCAATCCTACGTAAATGGCAATATGCTGACACATTCGGTGTTGCACCAGGCACATCCGATTACGCAACTGCTGCTGGCGGATCTAATGATGAAATGCACGTTATTGTTGTTGATGAAGATGGCGGTTTCTCCAACGGTGTTGCTAACACAGTTCTTGAGAAGTTTGCCTTCGTTTCAAAGGCATCTGATGCTAAGTTTGGCGATGGTGCTACAAATTACTATGTTAACGTATTGAATCAACGCTCACGCTATGTCTGGTGGGCTTCTCACGCATCTGGCAATTCTAACTGGGGCACTACTGCGGCAGGAAGAACATATGATGGAGCTAATGGCCAAAGAAATCCTACTTACAGCTCATTAGCTGGTGGTGCAGATGGTACAATTACAGCAGGTTCTATTAACACAGCTTATAGTTTGTTTGCCAATTCTGATGTAGTTGATTTATCATTGATTATTTCTGGTCCAGGTAATGCAACTGTTGCTGGTCATTTGATCTCTAATATTGCAGAAGTTCGTAAAGACTGTTTAGTATTTTTGTCTCCAACTAAAACATCTGTTGTTGACAACATTGGTTCAGAAACTACTTCGATTATTGCATATCGTGATTCATTAACATCGTCTTCATACTCTGTTATGGATTCAGGTTACAAATATCAATTCGATAAGTACAATGATGTGTATCGATATGTACCACTAAATGGTGACATTGCTGGCGCTTGTGCTCGTACAGACCTTGAACGTGACCCATGGTTCTCACCTGGTGGTTTCAATCGTGGTACAATCAAGAATGTTGTGAAACTGGCTTGGAATCCAACCAAGGCTGAACGTGATAACCTTTATGTTAAGGGTATCAATCCAGTTGTTTCATTCCAAGGTGAAGGCACTGTCCTATTCGGTGACAAAACTATGTTGAGCAGACCATCTGTGTTTGATCGCATTAATGTTCGCCGTTTGTTCATTGTATTGGAGAAATCTATTGCTTCAGCTGCACGTTCTTCATTGTTCGAATTTAACGACCAATTCACAAGAGCACAGTTTGTTAATTTAGTTGAACCTTACTTGCGTGATGTTCAAGGTCGCCGTGGTATTACAGACTTCCGTGTGGTGTGTGACGAGTCTAATAATACCCCTAACGTAATTGATGCAAACCAATTCGTTGGAGACATTTACATCAAGCCTGCACGCTCTATCAACTTCATTCAATTGAACTTTGTTGCTGTTCGCACCGGAGTAAGTTTTGAAGAAATTGTTGGCCGATTCTAATAAATAGAGAAAACAGGAGAAATTAAATGGCATTTTCAGTAAACGAATTCCGTTCCCAACTAGTTGGTGACGGCGCACGCCCCAACCTATTCGAGGTTTCGTTGCCTTTCCCTGCGTTCTCTACGCCAGGAAATGCACAAGCTAAGACCACTTTCATGTGTAAAACTGCACAGTTACCTGGCGCTACGCTAGGTGTTGTGCCAGTTCAATACTTTGGCCGTGAGTTGAAGTTTGTTGGTAACAGAACATTCGGTGATTGGACAATTACAGTCATCAATGATGAAGATTTTATCATTCGTAACGCCTTTGAGCGTTGGATGGCAGGAATCAACAGTCACGGTCTTAACGTGCGTAACCCTGCAGCTCTTGCTCCAGGCAGTTACACAGTTGACGGTGAAGTAACTCAGTTCGGTAAGAAAGGTGATTCTCTGAAGAAGTACAAATTTATCGGTTTGTTCCCTTCAGACCTTACACCTATCGATGTTGATTGGGGTTCTAATGATACTATTGAGGAGTTTTCCGTGACTCTCACCTATCAATGGTGGGAATCAGTATCAAGTAATGTGATTTGAGAGAGAGAAGGACTTTGGTCCTTCTCCATTTTTTTTATAGAATGGATAATTAATGGCGCTTAAGCTATTCGGGTTCACGCTCGGAAATAAAGACATTGTTCAGGAACAACTTCCTGAGCAACCTTCCTTCACGCTTCCAACGGCAGCAATGGATGATGGTGCAGTTACCATTACCCAAAATGCTTACTATGGAACGTATGTTGATTTAGAAGGTGCAGTTCGCAATGAACTGGAATTGATTACAAGATACCGTGAAATGGCCAATCATCCAGAATTGGAAATGGCCATTGATGATATTGTTAACGAAGCAATTACACATGATGTAACTGGTCGTACTGTTGATATTGTTTTAGATAAACTAAAGCAACCAGAAGCAATTAAGAAAAAAATCATTGAAGAATTTGATACCATTTTAAAGTTGTTGAATTTCAATAACCTATCTGATGACCTGTTCAAACGCTGGTATATTGATGGTAGAATTTATTACCATGTTGTGGTAAATGAAGCCAATCCTAAACAAGGTATTCAAGAGTTAAGATATATTGACCCACGTAAAATTCGTAAGGTCAGAGAGATCAAAAAAGATAGAGATCCAAAAACTGGTGCTCAAATCATTGCATCTATTGCCGAATACTATGTGTATAATGAGCGTGGTACTTCTACACAGCAGTATAGCGCACAAGTATCACAAGGTGTCCGCATTGCGCCTGAGTCGATCCTGAATGTAACCTCAGGGCTTATGGATGCAAAGAACACCTTTGTTATCTCATACATACACAAGGCAATTAAACCACTTAATCAGCTGCGTATGATTGAAGATGCGGTAGTTATCTATCGTATTTCAAGGGCACCTGAACGCCGCATTTTTTACATTGACGTTGGTAACTTACCAAAAGGTAAGGCTGAACAATACTTACGTGATGTTATGGTTAAGTATCGTAACAAGATGGTGTATGATGCACAGACTGGTGAGTTGCGTGATGACCGCAAACACATGTCTATGTTGGAAGATTTCTGGTTGCCTCGCCGTGAAGGTGGTAAAGGTACAGAAATCACCACACTTCCTGCTGGCCAAAACCTTGGTGAGTTAGAAGACGTTAAGTATTTTAGACAGAAACTTCTTCAATCATTGAATGTGCCTATTAGCCGTTTAGAACCACAACAAGGTGGTATGATCGGTGTAGGTCGTACTACTGAAGTGACCCGTGATGAAGTTAAATTTAATAAGTTTATTGTTAGGCTTCGTAATAAGTTCTCTCAACTTTTTGACAATGCATTAAGAACACAATTGATACTTAAAGGTATTTGTTCTTCTGATGAATGGGATGAATTTAGAGAAGTTATATATTACGATTATAAGAAAGATAATAACTTTACCGAATTGCGTGATGCTGAATTGTTGACCGCAAGACTACAGTTATTGCAAGTTGTTGATCCATATATTGGCCGTTATTACTCTGCCAAATGGGTAAGTAAAAACATTCTTCAAATGTCCGATGAGACTATGAGTGAGATGAAAGAACAAATTGCAAAAGAAGAAAAAGATGGCACTGGTGGTCCTACTATGTCAGGTAACGGCGAAGAACCTCCAGTTTCACCTGATGAATATCCACCAGTGGATAATACAGTTGATGACAATGCCGCAGAATCTAAAACTCCAGCTCTAGATGCTGAGGTAGACAAATTTTCATCAAGACTAAATAGGAAATAAAGGAGAACGATATGAATGCACAAGATTTTATTAATAGCGTTGCCACAGGTAATGCTGCCGAAGCCAAAGATACTTTAAACAACTTACTATCTGCTCGTGCCTTTGAGGCATTAGAAACAAAGAAGGTTGAGATTGCTCAAACTCTTTTTGGTGGTTATCAAGTTGAAGAAGAAGTTGAACAAATTGATGAGTTGAAGAAATCAACTTTAGGTTCATATGTTAAGAAAGCCTCTAGCAATCTTTCTGCTCGTTCACACGACCATGGTGAAGATGAACATCGCCAATATGGTTACGGTGACGATGATGAAGAAGACAAGCGTGTTGACCGTGATGAGAAGAAAATTGCAACTCGCCAGCAAGGTATTAACCGTGCTGCTACTAAACTTTCAAAATAAAAAAACTAATAAATGAAATCTCTATTAGATTTTAAGACTATAGTTGAAGAAGAAAAATCAGACTACTCAAAGTTTGATGCTTTGGTTCGTGCTGGTCTGGCCAATAAGGCACAGATACAACGCATTCACAAAATCTTAGATAAGATGGGTGAAGAAAGACCTAACTTCAACAATGCTGACAAGATGATTATTCAAAATCTTTTCACTAAAATGGTAAACTTAATTTCTAATAACAAACAGATTAATCAGCAGGCTCGCCGAGCAGTCAAAGAAGATTTGAATGAAGCATCTGATGTAGTTGATACGGCAGATTTTAAAATTGGACCTAGTGGGCGTAAAGTAAGAGCTCACAGAATTGTATTTAATTCTGATGTAAAAGAAGACACCATACAAACTGAAAGTGTTGATACTCCTAAAGACCCGCCAAATGTTCTTGTTTTAAAACGCAAATCTATTCGTATGTTTCCAGATAATACAAGAATAGCTTTGTATTATAATAACACACTAGATAAATATTTTTCGGTACCTTATGGACCAAAAATAGATTCTGCCGTTCAGGCAGAAGAAGTACAGATACAAGAAGCAGTAATTGATACTCTACACAATATTGTAAAAACTAGACAACAAGAATTGGTAGAGTTTGCTGATGGTACAAGCATGAAGGTTGATCACTCTACTGCTTCTGCCATCACTAAGATATATGGTAACTTAAACGAAGACAACAAAAAGAAGTATGCTAACATGGTCGATAAATCAAAAGACCATTTTAAACAAGCTTCAGACTTTGCTTTTAGGCACGTAAAATGAGCGTGTTGGATTCTATTATACATAGACAGTTGGGTGAAGCAAAAGATATAATCTTTGCTCGTATGAATGAACTTGTTGCTCAAAGACTCTCTGAAGCAAAACGATATCTTGTAGCTGATATCTTTGAAGAAGTGGAACTGGATGAAGCAAGTTCAAACATTGTTAAGATGGGACGAATTCAAAAGATTCGCCGTAGAATTAGAAGAAATAAAAAAGGCAGAATAATTGTTCAACGAAATGTTAGACGTTCTGGTATTAAAGGTTATAGAATATCAGGTAATAGTGTTAAACGTATTACTGCAACAGCTCGCATACATAAAGCAAGAATGTTAAAGCGTTCATGGAAAACAACAAGAAAATCTAAATTGCGCCGATCATTACTAAAAAGAAAAATGTCAATGCGTAGACGCTCATCAATGGGAATAAGATAACATGCCATATGAAATCATAAACACTTTAAGAGGACCATCCATCATTAGATGCGTTGATCCTGGAACATACACAATAAATCTTACAGATTTAAGAAAAAACCCAACTAATGAAGTTGTAAAATCTGCTGACATTAAAAGGGTAACTTGGTCTAGTAATGGTCATATTGCTGTAACTAGAGCTGCGAATACTTCAATACTTGCATTACACAATGCTGGAGAAATGCGCTTTGATGACTTTGCATATGCGATCTCCAACACCAATACATCAAACGTGGTGGTAACTATTGTTACTG